AACCTGCTGGCATACCATTGTACCCAATAGAGATGATGCGATCATCTTTTACAATGACCGCACCAACTTTTTTTCTTACTGCACTACTATGCTCGGCAAACAATCTTGCAGTCTTCATGTAAGTGCCGAGGTATTTTTCTTTAATCATTCCATTTCTCTGTTTGTAAAAACCTTTTCTCTTGGATTGTCTTTTGTTTAAAAGTCTTTCTTGGATTGGCACACATAATACATCCTGGATCACCACAGTTCAATGCATGATGTTTTATATAACGATGCGCTTCTTCAATTGTCATACCATATGCTTTTGCGATATTCACCTGTTTACGAATTGCATGTTCATCACCAAGAATTCTTTTACTACGCTTTTCTTTATCGATTTCATTGCTCATCTTGTTCTCCTTTAATTAAGCAATTAAGTTAAGCGACATTCCAGACCAAGGCTCCTTTCTTTCCATTCGATTTTACAAACTCCCACAACTTAGCGTCATAGTACTTCTCGCTAGGAAATGGGGGCGCATACTGCTCTTCAATTGGTTGGTCGTACTTGTAAGGCGACCTCATAACTTTCGCACGACCTTTTTCATAGTCACTCATCTTGTGACCAATCTCAACTGCAAATGCTGGCACATCAGGAAATGCTAATTGCAACCCACGATTGAGTGTGCCGCTTGATGCGACTGTCCAAATCTCTGTTGGTTTGACTTTGAGTGATCGTGCTACTTTGATGATAGAACCTAAGACTGTTGGGTGTTCAAGACCAAGTGGCAATACTCTACGATTGGTTGTATCTTCTTCGTAGTATCTTCTTGCCTGCGCTTTTGTTACATTCAGCATACCATTCGCTACCCAATGAATTGTACCACCCATATCTAAAACTTGTTGTTGATGCCAGGTTGGTACTGACCTCTTCGCCATGAAGAAGGTTGCTTTCTTTCCGTATTTATTACAAACATGTGTCAAAGAGATAGGACCCCAACCAACTTTATTTGCACCACCGAACACCCATTCGTTTCCTTCTTTGCTTACAAGATAATCAATGAATCGTGCTTTGCTACCATAGCCTAACTTATCATCACGAACAACATGAAAGCCATCATACTCTTCTACAACTGGTGGTGGATAAGGATCATTCCATTCTTTTATTGTATCAAGATATTCCTCAGGTGACAAGAGATTCATGCAAGTTTTCCTCCACTCTAACATCAATTACCAAATGTATGCGTTCTTCATTGCCACCATTGATTGCTTGGTGTGCTTTGCGTGTATCAAGAAACCACACATCACCTTCTGCCATATGCACCTTTTGTGGATTACCATTTGTATCCCACACAGTAAAGATCACATCAGGATTTGTTTTGATTGGCAAATGTATTCGTGCCAACTTGTTCAATGCACCACCTGAATCTGGATCAACTTGATCGGTGTGTCTTTCAAGTTCACCACCACCCGGTTTCAATCGCATGAATCGCACACGATGAATCTGATTGCCAAGTGTGGTGCAGTATTGTTTAATTTCAGGAAAGAATTTGAACAAAGGTGTATCTTGTATTTCAAATTTTATATTTTTGTGTTCGTCTTGCCATGCTTTACTCATCTCAATTGGTTTCGTAATAAATCCTGGGTCTTCAGTATAACCTCTGAGTGACAATGCTGACCAAGATTTACCTTTGTTGTAATTGCTATAGTGGTTTGTAAACTCTGGAAGAATCTCAAGTTTCTCACGAATTGATTTGATGAGATTCATGCTTACGCTACCAATCTGTTTGATGCTTAGATATTCTGCTTTATCAACTTTAGGAAACTGTCTTGGTGAACCTCTGTAGTAGATTGCAAAGATTTCACCATAGGTTGTGATCTTTGGACCAACATAACAGAACCCACACTTTTCAGCAAGTTTGCAATGGTCTGCATTCTCTGCCCACACATACAACCAAACATCTCTGTTAGGTGCAAGTCCGTTAAATTTAGTCATCGGTTTTAAACACTCTTTAAGTGTATTTAAATTTCCTGACAACTTACCTACAGTCATATCGCCTTTTTCTTTTCTTGCAATAACTGTATCACCATGCATGGCGATGTTTGAACCTACTTTTGATTCAATCACCTCTAATCGTGCATCATCAAGAATAATCAATGTTTCTTTGTGCAATGCTTCAGCAATATTATTCTTTTTAAATTGTGCGAATGGTGATAGTGTGTATGCGTTATAGTCTGCATACTTTGATTCAAGTTCTTTCAAATAATCTATCTCAAATCCGTGTTGCCAATCTTTCATTTTTTTGCTTTCTTAACTTTTCGTTGAAGAATCATTCGTTTTCTAATTGCTCTTTGAGTTTCAAATGTAGATGCTTTCTGAGTAAACACTTTACCTTCCATGTGATCGTACTCATGCAATGCAACCCTTGCAGTAAGCCCAAGGAATGTTTCTGTTACAGTTTCACCATTCTCGTTTTGAAAACGAACACGGCAACGATCTGGTCGCTTCACATTCAAATAGAGTAGTGGATAACTCAAGCATCCTTCTTTTGCTAAAATCTCATTCTCTGATACATCAACAACTCTTGGATTGAAAAGTGTCAATGGAGGTTCACTACGAATTGTAAACACACGATATGGCACACCAACCTGATTGGCTGACAATCCAAGCCCATCGTTCTTGATCATACAACTATATAGGCTTTCTGCGAATTCTTTTGGATCATATGGTGGGTTGTTAAAATCAAATTCTTGGCATGGCTCAAGTAACATAGGAGAATTTTCGGGTATAAGTTTGAGTTCCATTATTTTATCATCCTTGAAAAATTATTAATCTTCTCAAAACGAATTACATTTCTAAATTTGTCTTGTAGCAGATCACCTTTATGTGAAATAACAAATAGGTTTGTATGTTCAAGCAAGTTCAGAATCTTCATCAAGTCTTCAGTACCATTTGCATCAAGTGACGAATCAAAGATTTCATCAAGAATCAAAATGTTTGTGTTGGTAGAGTTCTTCAGTTTTGCAATGGCACGCCAAGTCAACATAAGTGCCATATCAATTCTTTGTTTTTCACCTTCACTAAACGATGCATAACTGAAATCATCACGGTGTCTAGACTTAATTGTTTCTTTGAACGATTCATCAAGATTAAAGTTCACAAAGAAGTCTAGTGTACTGAGATACTTATTTACCAACTTGTTGATGATTGGTAGATACTGTTTGACGATCTTCGTTTTAATGCCAGTATCTTTGAGTAGTGTTGATGCCGTGTCATAGTATGCTCTCTCATCGATAAGTACTCTTAAATGTTGCTTTAAGTCTGTTAAGGCATCATTTATAGCGTTTAATTCATTCTCTTCTTTTTTTGACACCTTGCTAGATGTTTGAATCTCTTTGATTGCATCGTGCAATTTTTGCACATACTTGTTCAGTTCAGTCATGGTAGAAGTATCACCAGCGACTTTGACTTGCAACTTATTAATTTGTTTTTGTATATCAGCAATCTCTGCAATTTTCAATTGCTCTTCAGCAAGTTTCTTTTCTAATTCTTCAAGCCCATGTTCACACTCACCTACCTTCGAATTAAGATTGGTAAGTTCTCCTTCTTTAAACGCCAAGGCAATGGCTTGCCTACAGGTTGGGCAACTATCATTTTGTTGAAAGAAACTGATATCCTTGCGAAACTTGGATAGATTGCTTTCAATCTGCGATTCAAGTTTTGTAAGTTTCTTGACCTTATCCTCAATTGCAGTTTTGTTCTCAACAACCAATTGGAGTTCGGTGACCTTGGTATTCGCTTCCTCAATAGATGCGAGTAAGGTGGATATGGTATTACTGCTATTTTGTATCTCATCTTCATGTTCTTTTACCTTATCTTCATTGTTCTGCTTGAGTTCATCAATGTGATCTTTCAGCATATCATACTTTTGTTGTTGAAGATCAATCTCATATTTTTTAACTGAGATTTGTTCTTTAGTGATCTGCAATTTTTCTTTTACAATACCGTTCATGCGTGAGAAGATTTGAATGTCTAGCAAGTCTTCAATGATTGCTCTGCGGTCTGATGCAGATAATTGCATGAACGGAGTAAACGATGCTGAACCAAGAATCACAATTTGTGTGAATGACTTGTAGTTCAACTTCAGAATAAATTTTTCTAGATGTTCTTGATAGTCTTTGATTGCGGCATCTTGTGTAATTAAAGTTTGACCACAACGAATCTCAAAGATGTTTGGCTTGATGCCACGGGTAACTTTGTATGATCTGCTACCAATGTCGAATTCAACTTCAACCACGCAATCTTTTGCATTGATTGAGTTTACCAACTGATTTTTATTAATATTACGAAATGGCTTTCCAAACAAACAAAAGCACAATGCATCAAGCATTGTAGACTTGCCTGAACCATTTGTACCAACAATCAATGTTGATGCTTCATTATCAAGACTTATCTCAGTAAACAGATTGCCTGTGCTGAGAAGATTCTTCCAGCGAATTTTACGAAATAAAATCATTCAATATGCTCAGTCGATAGTGCTTCCAAATAAAGTTCTTTCATTACAGTCTTTAATTTTTCTGGTTCTACTTGTAATGCTTGTGCGTCAATATAGTTCGATAGTATTGTTAGCGTGTCTTCTGCTTGGTCAACAATCTCAAAGTTATTGTTAGATGCTTCACTAAAGTCTTCCACAATGTTGATATCGATTGGATTTACTTTGTAAAGATTGTCTACCAACGCATCGAACACATGTGGGTTTGCTTTGTGCAACACTACTATCTTTATATAGGCTTTCTCATATTGAGAATAGTTGATATTTTTCAAATGCTCCATTGAGAGTTTGCTATCGTCATACTTGATCTTGTAAAAGATGCGATATGGATTGTTTATAAACTCAAGTTCTTTTGTTTCTGTATCAAAAATACCAAAACCTTTTTGATCTTTATAGTCATTCCAAAAGAGTTCGTATGGTGTGCCAAGATACATGACATTGCCTTGTGAAGACTTCATGTGATAGTGACCGCTATACACTTGGTCATAGTTACCTAAAAAGTCATCTGAGTAACCTTCATGACTAGGCATACCTGGCCATAGTTGATAGCCAAGAAGTTCAAAGTGCCCAAGGCAATGTGACGATAAACTCTTCGAAACAAATTCACGAATTTCTTTTTCGTTCTCTTGACATATCCATGGTATCATGTCAATGTTCATGTCTTCAAGTTCAAGTGTGCCATGCTTTGACCATAGCGTAATGTTGTCGTAGTCTTTCAATAGAAGTTCTGGCGAGTTAACCCCTAGACTGTGACGCCAAAAGATATCGTGATTACCAACCAATGCGTGAAGATGAATGTTACGCTTCTTGAATTCATCAAAGAAGTAGCGTCTGCTTTCTGCAAGTGAAAGAAAGTTGATATACTTACGGCGATCAAAAAGGTCACCGAGTTGTATAACAATCTTGATATCGTGTTCTTCTAAGTACGGAAAGAAAACTGTGCTATAAAACTTCTCATAGAATTCATGAAAGTGCTTCGCATCATTTCTTACGCCAAAGTGTGTATCACCGAGTATGCATATTTTCATTCTTACTTTTATTTTTCCAATTGTTTTTTGCCATCTCTTGGCGAGAGTTGTCCTTGATAACCTTGTCAATTATAGCATGAATGTTTCTTAAATGCAAGAGCGAGGTTTCTCTTAAATCGTATGGTGACTTCTTATTTTGCACTACCTTGATCCATTGTTCAAGTTGTACTGGCAATGGTGTCTGCATCACTAATCTCCTTCGCTTTTCTTTTGGAAGTTTTCTTTCGTTTGGTATCTTCAAATGCTTCAATAAAATCACGGATGAAATTATCATTGTATGCTTCGTGCATCATGCCTTGCATCTGTGAAGTGATTTGATCTTCTCCATTGTTGGCAATCAGTTGATTGACAATTTCATTTTCCATACTGCGAAACTTGATGTACAGGTGCTTCTTCTCCTTTTGAATTCTACGGAGAAATGCATAGTAGATGATCTGTGTGAAGTACGCAAATGGATTTTTAGATTTCTCATGATCAAAGTTATCTATGTATAACAGACAGTTCTCAACACCATCGGAAATCATATCTTGCTTAAAAGTGTAGTTTGCAAAGTTTGGTTTTCTTGCAAGGTGCGTGGCGATTTTAAAAAGGCACTCGCCAATGTACTCTGGCACTCTTGGTCGTTCAGAATTTTTTTCCTTTGCGGCAATGACGCTTTCTTTATATTCGATCATTCTCTCTAGGAATTCTTGATTGTTCACATAATGATTACCCATAATTTTTCCTTTTTAGTATTGACAAATGCTTGACATGTGCGTAGAATTAGCGTGTAGCCTTTCAATGCATCGTTTTAGTACTTATAGTCTTAAGTAGTTCAGTCATAATATCGTTTAACTCCGTTATTTCATCTTCATTATTTTCTTTGCGAGATGAATTTTCTATAATTAGTTCAGCATAATTTTTTACCATTAGTTCGGTAGGTTCAGCACAAGCAACGATAGAGTTCTTGTACACACGAACAGGATGCTTGTAATCAAAGCCTGGATCCCATTTCATAACTGACATGTTCATTCTACTTTCTTGAGGTTGAATCATGAGCAAAATCTTCAAAGGCATTTCAACATCAATGTAAGAAGGAGTTTCTTTGGAAATATTTCCTATAATTGTTTCACCATTTGATAATTTCAAAACTTTGCACACTTTGTCTATATTTTGTTCTTCTTGGTGCATATTAGTCCTTTAAGTTGATGGTGTAAATTTTATAATCAAACTTCTCATCATTGTATATTTTCATTCTCTCTACAAAGTGTTCGATAGTGAAGTTTTTTCGACTTTTGTAAGTGAGATCATCGGCAATGTCAAATAGAGTTGCTTGATCTTTATTTTCCCCTAATCTAAGTACTCGCCCAATCGATTGTAGTGTTCTTATCTTGCTTTTGCTAGGAGATGCAAATACAATATTGTGTAAGTGTCTTATATTTATACCTGTTGAGAAGGTGCCATACGATGCAATGATAATTGCATTTTGTTCTTTTTCTGTAACTTCACGCACCATCTCTCTTTCATCTGCTTCCACACCACCATGCACAAAGAAGACTTGCCTATCTTCTGCTCTATCTTTAATCATCTTGTACAAAGGTTCGCCGTGCTTATGTACAAACTGATAAAGTACAAGTGTATTCTGTTTTAGAGAAATAGTCAAGTTGGTAATAAACTTATTCCGTGATGGAGATGATACCAAGTAATCTATTTCCTCTGCATACTTAAAGTTTTTTACCGCTTTGCAATTTTCCTCTTGATGTTTAAGTACCAATGCTTTGATTTTTAGATTTGCAAGTTTACTTTTATCCATTAGTTCTTTTGTTGTAGTAACTTGCTTTACTGCACCAAACAAACCTTCAAGCACCAAGCGATGTGTTTGTGTACCATCAAGTGTGCCAGTCAAACCAAAACGATATGCACAATCAGTAAGACTTGTCATGATCTTCGTAAGTGACTGTGCTTTAAACAAATGTGCTTCATCACCAATGATCAAATCAAATTGATTGAAGTAATTTTTTGGCATCTTGTAGATTGACTGCCAAGTGGAGATAATGATGGGTTTCTTTGATACTTTATCTGCGCCAGCAGTAATCGTATGACAATATGTATCACTATCAAAACCATAATCTTTAAAGTCTTTATACATCTGTGCAACAAGTGAAATAGTTGGTACAATAATAAGTGTCTTGCATCTTAAGTATCTTGTAATAAGATATGCAATGAGTGACTTACCTGATGCAGTTGGTGACAAAAGCAAACCGCGCTGATTGCGTATGGCATGTACAAATGCTTTCATCTGATAATCTCTAGGTTCAAAAGGTAGATTGAGTTTCTTTACAAACTCTTCTGCTTCAACTAATGAAAATTCCTCGTTAGTTCGTAGTTCATAGTCAACATCAAGTTCGTAGTCACGCTCTTTGCAAAACTTTTCAATGTAATGCAATAGACCAGCATAGATGTTATGTGTTTGTCTATCGAACAGGCGTATCTTTCCATCCCACACTTTGTTACGAAATGCGGGCATGAATTTGTAGCCTGGTACATAAAAAGTAAAGTACTCTGACAGTTCCATTGCTTCACCTGCTTCACAATGAACCTTCACATACACCTCATTAACTTTTGAGATTCTAAGCGACACCTTGAGTAAACTTTCTCCAATCAATTGCATTCTTGATTTGAAAGTTCCGTTGATTAATATTCTTAAGAACCTCTTCAAGAAATGCAAGTTTCTCTTTTTGCATAACAATCTTCATGTTCTTTTGAATAATGTCTTTATCAGATTCTAAGTACATATCAATCTCATGCTTCATAAGTCTTTTCAGAAAAGGTTCCCAACCAAGTTCATTGAGTTCCTCTTCAGACATTTTACCATTATAGTACTCATACTTTTGCAGAAAGAGTTCTTTCGATTGAAACTCTGCGCCTTTCAGCACACGCCTTTCATCAAAGTAATGTTTGAGATACTTACTATGTAATTCTGGAATTTTTGTTGATTCTGTACCTAGTTCGGTTGAATCAATTGTTGCGTCTTTACGCCACTCTTCCATCAGTTGATCTAAAGTCATACCACCTCTCCATATGGATCCAATTACAAAACATAATAACACAAAACAATTTATATGTCAAGTGCTTAGAGTATAATAGTCATAAAAGAATGTAGAAGTGGTGGTAAGAAACTCTTGCGTTTCTGTGCTGGTAAATTGAAGACTACCAAGTTCGGTAGGAAAAATATTCTTAAATGAGAATTTAAGATTTACATTGTTTGAATTAGACTTCACAATAAGTACTGCATCAGATACCATACTGTTTGATCTACCAAGTGCAGTAGTTAAGTTGCCTAATTTATTTTTGCTTGTTGGATTTCCCATTGCGGTAATCCATGCATAGATATCTCTCCATGCTTGCATGTTCTCATCAACTATAAATGTTACACTCAATTGTTCAAATGAAAGAATATTTCCTGGTGTATTTACTTGAACAAATGGTGTTAATGTTGCCACACTATTCAATGTAATTGATGGCAAGTTTACAGACTGTAAAAAGAATATGGTATTAGGTAGTCTATCAAATATGAGTTCGTACTTATTGTTTGATAAAAAACTTTTATTGATTGATGTAGTATCGGACATAGTATCTCCTGTAATTCATACTATTTATAAGCAAAAAAAGAGGGCACCGAAGTGCCCTCTCTGAAGTCCGATCTGTGTCGGCTCGGTATTACATGAGGTTGCTAATTGCGATTCTACGATAGTAGATGTTCTTTTTAGCAAACGCAATTGCACCATCAGCGTCAGAAGTCGCAAATGGGTTAGCAACCATACCGTAACGAGTTTTGAAACCGATCTTTGGCTGAAATGTATCCTGACCAACGGCACGAACCATTTGGAGAGGAACATATGGGCAGTAGAAAAGACCAGCGTCAAATGCTGAAGCACCTTTGTAACCCATTGTAGCGTAGTGAACGCCAGATGATGCGGCGAAATATGGATCGATGTAAACACGAATACGACCATTTAGAACACCAGCGAATGTGTTACCTGTGTCATCAACTTGGAGGTTGTTTGTGAGAGCAGGTGTGTAATCAAGTACACCAGCCATCTGAAGAGCAGAAGCCACATCTGATGAACAGATGAGGATGTTGCCTTTACCTCTACGGGTTGCTTTTGCAATAGCGTTAGATTCACGCTCTAGTTGGAACATCAAGCCCTTGAATTTCTCAACTGACCAACGACCGTTTGCATCAACATCAAGGTCAAATGTACCAGCGGTTGCCACATTTTCTTGGGCACCGATAGAAGCAGTTTGATTGATAGTACGAACAACTTCACGGTTGATTTCAGCAAGAATCTCTGTTGTGAGAATGTTTGCAAGTTCTTGTTCAGCGTCAAGACCATGAACAGCCTTAAGGTCTTGTGCAAGTTCCATTGTGTATTCTGCTTTTAGCGCACGGCTCTTAGCAACAACGGAAATCTTTTCAATGCTAAATGCCATTTCGTTGAAGGCATTACCGGCACCATCACCGAGTGCTTCGGCTTGTGCAGTAGTCATACCACCACCGAATGTGTACTCTGTACCGCTTGATAGATCAGCAGGTGAAGCACCAGTTTGAAGTGTACCAATTGTGTTACCAGAGTTGGTACCAGAGAATGTGGTATTGGCTTCGTTAAACAATGCTTCAGTACCAGTCTGACTACGGAAGCGTGAACGCATTGCGAAAATAAGTCCAGTTGGACCGCTCATTGGCTGAACGCCGCAGATATCATAAGCGATAAGATTTGGCATTGAACGGCGAACAAGAGAGATCAAAACTGGATCATAGATATCGATCTGACCGTCACCAGCAGTAGAAGAAGAAGCACCAAAATTGTTTGTTGGAGCGGCTTCAGAAAGAAGTGATTGTGGATTGCGATAACCAGCAGATTCACCAGTGCGGCTCTCAATTTCTTGGTTCTCAAGCAACTGAGCCACAACGGATCTCTTGTGAGCGTCTTTAATTGGGCTTAGTTCAGGATGATCAAGAACTGGAGCCCATTTTTTGATTAATGCGTCTGACATATGTTTTCTCCTTTGAGTATAAGATTAACTCTGTTGTTATTTATAATTTTTTATCTTTTGACTATCTTAGAGATGTTGCTAACATACTTTGCCATAACTGGATTGTATGATTCTTCGATAGTAGAGGCATCAGAATCTAAACCATCTTTCTGTACTTCTTGCTTTGATTCTTCTTTGACTGATTCAAAGTATTTTTTCTTTGTAAGAGTAAGTTTCTCTTTGTAATCTTCTTCAGAGATGAATTCGATGTTTTCAGCAAGAGATTTAAGTTTTTCAATCT